GAAACAGCGGAACCCGGATTGGTCGTATCGTAAGTATTAGAGAAAGCCATTGTAGTAGTAGGTTATTTGCGTTTAGAGAGTTGTGCTGCACGAAGGGCAATGAAGTCGCTTACGCTTCCTGAGTCCGCCAATCGCTTAGACACTTCCTTTACACTTCGTTCTCCCGCAGATGGCGTCCGATCTCCAGCAGCAACCGAGTTAGACGGTGCGCCGGGAGGCGTCAGCTTCGGGGACGGCTTGCCGTCCAACGGAATCGTTTTGCGCGCAAACATCGAATTGGCCGCATGGGCCAAGATGTAAGGCAACTGAGGAGCCACTTCCGGCAACACCTTTTCCGCATCCTTGAGGCGCGGATCGTTAAGCATTGCAAAGAATTGGCGTTTGATGTCGTTGTCCTCTTGCGAAGACAACCAATCAAGCTCTTTGAGAGCCTGTTGCTCAAAAGCAGAGCGGAGACCTTTACGCTGGGTTACAGCTTCAATCTCCTTCTTCTGCGCCGGGAGGTACTTATCGCGGGCCTTGCGGGCGTTACGAAGAGTCTCCTTTACCTGAGCCTTAGTCAGTTCGCGGCCATCAACCGTAGCTGCGATGTCTTCGTAGCCAAGGGTTTCAGCGCGATCCAGAACATCCTCTGCCCACTCAACAACATCATTCACTTCCTGAGCCTTCTTGCCCAAGTCCTCAATAGAGGCGATGTTAGCGTAGGGGTTGTTCTCTACTTTCGGCTCAAGGGGCTTGTTGTTCTGCTGCTGGGCCATGTAGGCTTCCAGTTGCGCTGCCTTCTCCTCGGCGAGCTTTCGCTTGGCTGTAAGTTCAGCAATGCGCTTCAGCAGCCCAGACTTACCCTTCTGAGCTAGTTCTGCAATATCCTCATCGGAGAGTTCCGAGAGTTCGACTTGTGAAGGAACGTCCTTGCCTGCGGGCTGAGACTCAGAAGTGGAGGCTTGGTCGTTGCTCGCCTGCTCCTCTTCCTGCTCTGCCGCTGGCGCGGATTGGCTAGTGGGCTGGGGACGGCTGGCTGGGTTCAATGCCCCATCCGGCTTAGCCTTCAACTCACCGAGACGACGAACCGCGTATTGGCTCGCTGTCATGTTGGACTTTTCTGACTCCACCGACGTTTTAGCGTCCCCGGCGACGGACGTAGCTTCTTCAGACATTTTGGGTTTCCGCGTTTTAACGCCTCGCGTTGGCGATAGCTGCATCATATCACAGCACAGGGAACGAGAAATTAGCCAATAAGTTGTGGGGTGTGAAAATAGGCTTGACACCCACTTTATTTCCCCCCTACAACCCCCCTTTCTTTTAAGGGGTTTCTTTTATTTCAGTTGTTCCGCCGCTTGTTAAGCGGCTACGTCAGACATAACTCACGCTACAATAAGTAGCGTCCAATATGTCAGACATTACCTCTACGAGAAACAAGACGTTCATATCCACCCATGGACAAGATGTCGTCGCATTGGAGGATACGTCCGCTGATCTGCTGGATGCGCTCAGATGGGACATCGTGCATCTGCTGAATCAGGGATTCACGGATGGCGTAAATCCCTTGAAGGAAATCGACATAGGCGTCGATGTGAATGAGCGAATCGAGGTTGTCGGTCTTGTTCATTAGGCAGTCGGAGTCTGCTGCATGCTCTGGGTGTTAGTCTGGCCCATCGCGGCAGGAGCAGTACCAATGCGCCCAATCTGGGCATTCTGCTGCTGTGTCATCTGGAATTGATATTGCTGGACGTACTTCTGGAAGCGGGCTTGGAACGCTTGGTCGTTTTGCAGCCGCTGCATAACATCAGGCTGCTGCGTGTACGACTGGATCACTTGAAGAGCGATTTGCGCTCCGTTCGGACGCGCACCAACTTCAATGCCTGCGTAGATTTTGGATAGGTCGTCCGTGACTTGCTTCGTGATTTGATCTTGGGCTTGACCAGCGGGTCGAAGGATGGCGTCTGCGACGACAGGATTAATTGACGCAGCCCCCAGCTCCAGAAGCATATCGACATCCATACGACCGTTGCGGTCGAGTTGCAGAAGGTTCGCAAACTGCGCCAACTGCGCTTCAACACTTTCGGGATCATTTTGAAGAACGTCATAATTGATGATGATGTCGAAGTTCTCGTTCGGGTCGCCCTTGTTGAAACGCTGCGGGTCCGAGACCCCCGTAACGCGGAAGAACACTTCGTCTGGGCCAAAACGCTGGAAGCACTTGTAAGCAAGACGCAATACATCACGAACATGATTGAGGAACTTGTCTACAAAGTATTGCTGCTGAACGCCAGAGAGTGGGTTGCCAACATCAAGGCCAAGGATCTTGTCGGCCTGCGCAAGCATCGTTTGCTCCATCTCAACGCTGCCGGGATTGTAAGGAGGCGTGGGACCAAACTGGAACTCGCCAGCGCGGCGATACGGGACGTAGCGGCCCGGACCCCAATCGGACGGGGCGTTGCCCACGGGGTGCATGATGGGCGGCATGGTGGCTAGGCTGTTGCGGTCAACGCGGCTATCGCGCTCCGTCTTCACCTGCCATTGAATACCCTTTAGCAGTTCCGGCACCGACTGAATATCGTAGAGACGCTTGTTGTCCTCAGACAGCTTGGTGACAACGAAGGGGTAGTCCTCGTAGCCATTCATCAACTCAAACTTAGCGAAGTCAGGGGTTTCCTGCTTGCCATACACCTCACGATGGAACACCGTGCAATAGATCCCCTCCGAGTTGTCCTCTTCGTCGATCAGTCGCTGATAGCCATAGATGACCTCATACAACTCCGACGCATCGTACGTCACGGTGGTGTAAGTGAACTGATTGCGGCGTTCCAACCGGAGGGGGTCTCCCGCCTCCTTGCAGTTTTCGATGACGTACTCCACCCAGTCGGCATCCCAGCCCTCGGAGCTAATCTTGTTACGAAGCTCCTGAGCCGTCATCAAACAACGCCAGAAGCAATACGGCGCACGCTGCGGATCCGTAGCATAGGCCGGGAACAGAACATCCCCATCAGGAGCCACCACCTGTACCCAAGGACGGTCAACGCTGCGGCGAACTACAGGGAACTCGGCGCGGCCAGTCTTGCGCAAGTCGTTGAGGATGCGCTTGGCCTTCTTCTCGGGAATGTTGTTAAACTGCTGCTGAAGAAGGGCCACCATCTGCGAGTCGTTCTCCTTCTCCAGAATCATCCGCACAACATCGGGGCTAACCGCCATCAACTGGTCGAGGGTTAGCGTCTGTTTGAACGTGCGGTCCTCGCGCTGCCAGCCAACGTAGGTAATGCACAGCCCGCGCTCCAGAAGGTAGTTGGCACCCAACTCCATCTGCCGCTTAAAGCCGGGGATGTAGGAAGCCACCATCCACTTGAGGAATGCACTCACCGTGCGGGCGCGACCAAGGTCTCCCATCTCCACCGGATAGGCGCGGATGTTCGCACGCACCATAGCCGACATGAACAAAGCAATGTAACGGTTTATTCTCTCGTTGATGACGTGCGCCTCGTTGTCCGCAGCACCATCCCAGGGGAACGCTTCCGGCCCATGCTTACGAAGATCGTCAGACTTACCCGGCCAGATGTTGCGGCGATAGTCGTAGCTGTCGCGGCATTGATCGAAGTAAAACTCCAGATCGTTGGCAGTACGGTCGAAGGCATCAACCAGAGCCTTGACGTTCGGCTTGTTCGCGGCGTAAGTCAGAGCCTCGGTATTATCTTCGGTGGTCATGTAGCGTTTTGCGTAAGTTGTTGATAATCCGTTTAGCCGCGTTGCGGTCTATCCCGGTTTTGTCGGAGAGTGCTGTGGCTTCTAGAGGTTGATACGTTGCGTGAATCGAACGATGCAATATCTCAAACCCAAGCAGGCGATCTACCTGCTCGGCAAGCCACTCCCGATTGGACGTTGGGTCATCCTCGGAGTTCTGCATGACGATAGGTAGTGGACCCGCTAGCGTCCGTGATAGCGTCGATTAAGATTCTCTTGCCGATAAGTTTACCACGGAACTTACGGCCAATCTTCACCGGGATCTTCCCATCTTTGTGCTCCAGCTTTACCATCACCCAGTCTGGGTTGCGTGCAGGACTAAGCACCGTGCCGTTCAGCTTGTCCGGTACAGCCAGCGGAATCTCCAACGCAAGCTCCACTTCCTCAACACCCTTGGGCGTGAAGTAGGTGTTCTTGCCGTAGCCTGTGTAATGCTCGCCCTTGACGAGCTTGAGGTTCTTGATCTCCAGCAGCTTGTTGACGGGAACGCCCAGCTTGTCAGCCAGCGCGATGACGGGGGTATTGATAGGTTCCATTAGTATCCTCCAGATTTGCGACGGTTGGTGTTAAACGCTTTCTCATCGACGTAGCGGATGCCATCAATCGCGGCATATCGGATTACGTCTACAGGGTCTTTCCATGCCTCATCAGGCCCACCCTCGGACGTATACTCCTGTAGGGCGGTGATGATGTTCTGACAGCGGTCAGAGATGTAGAAGTGCGGGCGGTTGACGCTATCCATCGGTGTCTTGCGATTGTAGGCCATCTTGGTCTGCAACGCCTGTAAACCATCCTCGATGTCTAGCCCCGGCGCGGGAACAAACACTAGCCCCGCATCCGCCAAGTCCTCGATAATGGACGAAGCCCCGTTCTGCGTCTGGTACTTCGCGGCACCCAAGCGTGGGTCAATCAGCCGCTCAAAGACAGTCTCACCTTCCTCCAAGTTACCAATCAACTCCACATAATCGCGGATGCCGTATCCTAGTCCCTTAGAGCCTTCGCCGCCAATCCACTTCCCGCCATGCCACTTGGCCCAATCCCCCACGTTGACATCCGGCCATTCCCGGTAGACCCAGAATGTACCGCTCTCATCAACGGCAACCCAAGCCATGAACCAGTTCTTTCGACCAGCGGGGTCAAGGATCATGTACCGCGTAACCCCCTTGGTGGGGATCTTCTCATGCGGTACGACGTTCACCTCTATCGAAAAGTTGGGGAACTGGGTACTCTTGCTCTTCGTCGGAACGCCGTAGGCACGGCATAGAATCTCATCCTCGGGACGGTTCTTCAGATCCTCCGCAATACGGTCATATCCGCCAAACGGATTGTCGCGGCTGTGGAAGTAGATGATGTACGCACTCCGGTTCTTAGACTCCTGCGTATAAGGAACCCTGCGGTTGTCCAGAAGCTCAGCTTCCCGGCTCTCCAACGTCCGCGCACCCTCGATATAATCCCGCACCACTTCCGTGTACCCATCAATAGGGGTGAACGTCACAATCATCTTGGCGTTACGGGTGGCTAAACGGAAACGCAGGGTAGCCAGAAGCTCTGGCCCAATCAGATATTCGTCGCACCACGTCCCAATATTGATCCACTTGGGATCCCGGCTACCCAACTCCGCGCCCTCAAGAATCGTATCGTTGTTCAAGAACTGCGCATAGGTCTTGAAGATGATTTGGCTTAGAGACCCCGGCAGAATCAGGCTGGCCTTAGAGAACCCATTCTTTCGCGTATACGAGACGTTCTCCTCCGTACCCAGCACCTTCCTCTTCATCTCTTCAGGAAGGGCATCGTAGATAGCACTCTGCTGCTGGCGGATAGACACATCCGCGTTCTGACTAAAGCAGAAGATGACGGACCCCGGATTCTCAATAGCGGCCTTTACACAGGCCCGTGCAGCGTAA